GACGATGCAGTTACAGCAGATAAATTAGCTAACGCAATTAACACAGCAATTGCAGCTAACACTGCTAAGAATACAAACGCGACTCATACAGGAGATGTAACAGGTAGTGGCGCTCTTACAATTGGTGCTGATAAAGTTATTACTTCTAAGATATTAAATGCTAATGTAACTACAGCAAAGATAGCAGATGATGCAGTTACCTATGCTAAGATGCAACACACAGCAACAGCTAATAGATTATTAGGTGCAGCTAGTGCTGGTGCAATTGGTGAAGTACAAGTAGTTGTAGGAATGATGGCAGCTAACTCAATTGATTCTGCACAATATGTAAATGGTAGTATTGACCACGAACACTTAGCAGCAGATATAGTAGATGGCGACATTATAGCTGATGATGCAATCGGCGCAGAACATATTGCTGATGATGCAATTGTAAGTGCAGCTATTGCTGATAATGCAGTCTTAACTGCTCACATTGAAGATGACCAAATTACAGCAGCTTTGATGGCAGACAATAGTATTAATTCTGATATGTATGTAGATGGAAGTATTGATACAGTACATATAGCAGATGCACAAGTAACAGGAGCAAAACTAGAAACTAATATAGATTTAGCTGGTACTTTAGATGTAACAGGCGTAACAACTTTAGATGCAGCTTTAACGGTTGCAGGTAGTGCAGTTGCAGGAACAATTACAGATACATCTAACACAGGTAATGTAACACTAGACTTTAGTGCAGACAATAACTTTGTCTTAACGCTTACAGGTAATACTATATTAGTTAACCCTACTACAGAGATTGTAGGACAGTCTGGCTTTATTGTACTGATACAAGATGGTACAGGTAGTAGAACTTTAGGACACGGAGACCAATTCTTTACACCTGCTAATGCAGGAATTACTTTAAGTGCTGGTGCAGCCGATGTTGATATTCTTCCTTATGTTGTACAAGCAGCAGGAAAGATACTATTAGGTACTCCACAATTAGATTTCTCATAGGATTTAAATATGGCTTTTGATGCTTCACAATTTATGTACAGCTCTGGTAGTGAATATAAAATAACTAATAGTCTTAGAATAAATGGCAATGCCGATTTAGATAGGACACCAGATGCAAGTAATCGTAAAACTTATACTTTAAGTGCTTGGGTTAAAAGAAGTGGAGCATTGTCTGCTTCTGATTGTCAAATATCTTTAATGGATGTTTATGTTGACACAAATAACTTTACAAGAATAGTAGTTGAATCTGACGATAAACTTCAAATATTATCAAGAGTTAGTAATCAAAATACATTAGCACTTAATACAGCATCTGTGTTACGAGATGTTTCAGCGTGGTATCACTTTTTAGTTGCTGTTGATACAACTGATGGTACAGCAAACGATAGAGTAAAAGTATATATAAATGGCGTAGAAGCACCAGTTGCTTCAAGAACAAATCCTGACCAGAACTACGATGGTCATATTAACGCAGCAGTATTGCACGACATTGGTAAATCAACTGATACAAGTTATGATGGTTATTTAGCTGAATATAATTTTATAGATGGTCTTGCTTTAGCACCATCCGCATTTGGTGAAACAGGCGACTACGGTGAATGGAAACCTATTAAGTATGCAGGTGCTTATGGCGATGAAGGTTTTTATTTAGATTTTAAATCTTCTGGCGTAGGTACTGCTGGAAGCGGTACAGTTGGTGCAGATAGAAGTGGAAATGGTAATCATTATACTTCTTCTAATATAGCAGTAACAGACCAGATGCTTGATAGTCCTACAAATAACTTTTGTACTATGAATTCATTATCTCCAAACACAAGTGGTTTAACTTTTTCTGAAGGCAACTTGAAAATGGCAGGTGCGGATATAGGATTTTTTGGAACAATGGGAGTGTCATCAGGAAAATGGTATTATGAAATGCACTCAACAAACGCTGGTTCAAATTCACAAAACACATCAGCTGTTGGTATAGTACATTCAGATGCTTTACACGACACAGTTGATAGTTCTTCCAATGACGGTTTTCAACTCTTTGGTGGCGTTAACAAAGCCAGAGGTTATTATGGTTTTGTTGGAAATAAGTTAGATGAAGATAGTAATGCTTCTTATGGTGCTGCATTTGTCACAGGAGATGTTATAGGAGTTGCTTTAAATCTTGATGATAAAGAAATAACATTTTATAAAAATAATAGTTCACAAGGGGTAGCATTTACTTCTTTAGGAAGCGGTGAGTGGTTTCCGTTATGGCAAAATTGGACAGGTTCAGTGGGTGTTATGAACTTTGGACAAGACTCCTCATTTGCAGGTGTAAAGACAGCACAAGGCAACGCAGATGGTAGTGGCGTAGGTGATTTCTTTTACGCACCACCTTCTGGTTTCTTAGCTTTATGTACAAATAACTTACCTGAACCTGCTGTTATACCTAGTGAGCATTTTAATACTGTGCTTTATGATGGTACTGGTGCTGGACAAACAATTACTGGTGTTGGTTTTCAGCCTGATTGGAACTGGACAAAACCTAGAAATAATACAGGTTCTCATATACTGACTGATTCAGTTAGAGGCGTTGCTAAATATCACGAATCAAATTCTACTGGAGTAGAACAAAGTGGCTCAACTGGAATTACAAGTTTTAATAGTGATGGATATGTAATTGGTGCTGGAAATGATTGGAGTGCAGATGCAGATATTTTTGCATCTTGGAACTGGAAAGCTGGTAATGCTACTTTAGCTTCTAATGCTTTTACACAAGGCAGTATTGCATCAACCTGTAGTAGAAATGTAGATGCTGGGTTTAGTATTGTTAGTTGGACAGGTAATGCTACTGCGGGTGCAACAATAGGTCACGGATTATCTAAAGCACCTGAGATAGTAATTATTAAAAATAGAGATAGAGCAGTTGACTGGACAGTTTTCCACGGTGCATTGGCAGTCGATTTTCATATTAAATTACACTCCGCTAATGGAGCAGCAAATTCAGGAACAAGATTTAATAGTACAGACCCATCTGCTACATTAATTACTTTAGGTCAACAGGATGATGCTAATGGCGTAAATGGAGATGAAATGATAGCCTATGTTTTTCACCCTGTAGAAGGATACTCGTCTTTTAACTCATATGTTGGAAATGGTAATGCTGATGGTACATTTGTGCACACAGGATTCAGACCCGCTTGGGTATTAATTAAAGAGTCAAACGAAGGTGGAGAAGGTTGGCAAATTTTTGACTCAAAAAGAGATGTTGATAATGTACAACATAATAGATTAAAAGCAGACTCGACTAATGTTGAAGCCACTAATACAGGCAGTTCAACTGAAAATATAGATAGCCTATCTAACGGTTTTAAATGTAGAGGAAGTAGCGGTGGTATAAATCAATCAGGAAGTACTTACCTCTACCTAGCCTTTGCAGAAACACCTTTTAAATATTCTAACGCAAGATAACGGAGATAACTATGTGGTATTACGATTCAACAATAATTAGACACCCTAAAGCTATGGTAATAAGTACCATAACTTATCCTAAAGCAATCTTTAGAGATAGCACAACACTAACCTCACTAGGTATTAAACCTTATAGTGAAACAACACCAGACAGTAGATACTATTGGGATGGTGCTTATAGTGTAGATGCTAGTGGTGCTGAAGTGGTTGGCACTTATGCTGGTACAGCTAGAAATGTAGCTACGCTTAAAGCTAATATGTTATCTAAGGCTAACGAAGCAGCAGCTAGTAGACACGCAGACATAGATTGGTATTGGGCGAGAGCAGGTAAAGGCGGTACAGCAGTACCATCAAATATTGCTACTTACGCTACAGCTTTGTATAGTGAACACGAAACTATTAAGTCTGCTATTGCAGCATTAAGTGATTTGGCTGGAATAATAACTTATGAAGCTAAACCACATACTGAAACTAGAAAGCAAGAAGTATACGCTGAAGATGGAACTATGACTTATCACGCTTCTAATACAACAACATACACTAGACATATTGATATGTGTACACACTTTAGTGTTAATCCTGCTAATGCAGTAGATGCTGGATTTGTGAGTTTAGTAGCTGATTAATGAAAGCAAAGCTAATTGCAATATTAATTGTATTAGTATTTCTTGTAAGTTTTGCTAATGCAGCAGACCCTATTGTTACTCAAAGCACAAGTAATAGTACAGTCAAAAGTAATACAACTGCTAAAACTACAATAAAGACTAATCCACCTAGTGCAATTAGTCCAAGCATAAATGCTAGTAATTCAGACTTATGTGCTATTGGTGTAAGTGGTGCAGTACAAACACAGATAATAGGTATAAGTACAGGACAGGCTTACAGGGATGCTAACTGCGAAAGATTGAAGATAAGCAAGGTTTTGTATGACATGGGTATGAAAGTAGCAGCAGTAAGTGTTATGTGCCAAGATTGGCGTACCTTTGATGCAATGGCAAAAGCAGGAACTCCATGTCCTATAGATGGTAAAATAGGGGAAGAAGCAAAAGACTTATGGAAATTAAACAAGCGTGAGATACCGAAACAAGAAAATCTTAAAACCATGGACAGGGGTGAATTCCTCCATACTCTTGTTAATGGTATTATGGGTGTCCTTCTTCTTGCTATCCTCGTCATCTAAGGCAGCAGAAATTGAAGAAGTTTTTATTGGTGATGATGGTTGGGTAGAAGTACCGTTAGATTTTACATTTCCTTTTTATGGAAATAGTTATGTTACTAGCTTCATGTTTAGTAATGGTGTTGTGGGTTTCCTTGACCCTCTTAATGTGGATGGTACTGGTTACATACATGATGGTTTGTGTTGTAACGGAGAAGATTTTATTAGTGGTGCACAAGGCGTTAGGTTTCATTACACAATTATGCCATGGCATACAGACTTAATAGATACAGGTACGGGTCGTTTTTATACTCAAGGTGATAGTACATATCAAAAGTATATGTGGGAAAACATAGCAGAGTATCGCTACCCAGATAGAGAAAACAGTTTTGATTTAACTATTTATCCTTTGGGTAATATAGAAATGAATTATACTGAAATGGCAATTAACAATCACGCAGTAACAGTAGCAATAGTAGGTGATTTAAGTGCAGGTGAGTATAAACAATGGTTCTACAATCATCCAACAGATGGTGCAATATATTGGAACAATCAAGAAGATGACCCAGTAGCAATTGCAGAAGGACAAAGCATATGTAGTGTAGTACCAGACAGTCATATAAGTTGTTTGTATTATCCAGAAACTTATGCAGAGGCTTATTATGAACAACAATGTAGTATTAGTAGCTTGTATGATTTTGGTTGTGTTGGTTATACTGAGGCTTATATTGACCAACAATGTAGTTTAGATAGTTTGTGGAGTATGGCTTGTCCTAACTTTGAAACAACTTATTTAGACCAGCAATGTCATACTAATCCTATTTATTCTATTTATTGTAGTGGTTATGAAGATGCAGTAAGAGAAGAAGAAGAAGCTGAAGAAGAAGAAATATTTGTTTTACCTCCACCAGAAATGTTAGCTATAGAAATTGAAATTGATTTACCAATAATAAATTTTGAACCTATAATAGAACAATATGATATAGATTTACCAGAATTTGAGTTAGAAGAGTATAGTCAAGAACAATTAATAGAAGAGTTAGAAGCAGAATTAGAAGAATTTTTTACACCTTTGCCAGAAATTGAACCAGAACCTATTGAAGAAACAATAGATGAGGAGATAGATGAGCCAGAGCCAGAAGAGTCCGAAGTACAAGAAGAACAAACAACAGAAGAGTCAGAACCAGAGGAGATAGAAAATGAAATACTCGACACCAATGAAGAAGAAGAAGAAGAGTCCAGTCAAACGCAAGAGCAGGTATTAGAACCAGAGCCAGTTCTATTAGTCGCAAAGAAAAAAGCGTCTAAAAAAGATAAAATGCGTGAGATTATTACTAATAAGCTAAAGAGTTTAGCTATAGATATGGGTAATGCAGTTAGTTTAGAAGAGCAAAAGAGTTTACAAAGTTACATACTTGCTTTATTAAACTACAATACAGGGTTTAATACCTATAGTACATCGTTGATTGATGGTAATTTTTATAAAGACAAGGATATTTATATGAATATTACAATACCAGAGAATCAAAAAGGTTTAAGAAATGGCCTAGCTAATGAAATATTGCATAATAAGATGGTAGATTTACAATGGCAGTAGTAGAATATGGTGGTGTTAAGGTAGGTGGTAGTAAACTTTTACTAATAATACCTTTAATTAGTATGCTTGGTGGTGGTGCTTGGGCAGGTTTTGAGTTTTATCAAAGATATTTAACTATGGAAGCCAAGATAAATACATTTGTATCGCCAGATTTATCAAGCATTAGACAAAATATAGCAGTTATTGAAGAGTCATTAGTGGGTATAGGAGAGGCTGTAGAGTTAGCTAAAGATTATACTCGCACTATTAAGAATGATTTAAAAGATGACCTTGCTAGACAAGAATCTCTTATGGACAGGTTAGAAAATAAAGTTAATGCTTCACAAGATAAGATAGATAAAACTATTGATGTAGCTGGAGAAAGGTTTGATGCTCGTAGGGATGCCTTATACTCTGATACAGACCGAAAGATTAAAGAGTTAGAGGATAGGCTAGGTAGTAAACTACAAAGAGCCTTAGACAACCCATTAGCAAACTAGGAGATGTATGCCTAAAGACCCAAGATTAGCAAGAGCAGGAGTATCTGGTTTTAATAAACCTAAAAGAACTCCTAACCATAAAACTAAAAGTCATGTAGTTGTAGCAAAAGAAGGCAGCACTATAAAAACTATAAGATTTGGACAACAAGGTGTTACAGGTGACAGAACAACAACTCCTCGTTCTAAATCATTTAAAGCTAGACATGGCAAAAACATAGCTAAAGGTAAAACAAGTGCAGCATATTGGTCTAACAAGGTGAAATGGTAATGGCAAAAGGATTATACGCAAACATAAATGCAAGAAAAAAAGCTGGTACAAGTAGAACAAAAAAGAAATCTACTATATCTAAAAAAGCATATGCTAATATGAAAAAAGGTTTTCCCAAAAAGAAAGGCAAATAATGGAAGATAAATTAACTAGAGTAGAATTGCAATTGGATAAACATTCTATACAAATAGCTAAGTTGTTTAGCAAGATTGATGACACTAATGGTTGCATACAAAAAATTAATACTTCTTTACTACAAATAAAATATGGTGTTTACGGGGCGTTGGGTTGGTTTGTTATTTCACAAATTGGAATTATAGAGGCATTAACTTTAGTATGATAGGATTTATAATAAATTTAGCACCAATGGAATCTTACTTACTCTTGTTGAGTTTATCGTGATAGGATTTCTTACAAATATAGCACCAATAGCATTAGGTTTTATTGGAAAGTTACTTGCTTTAAAAAGTCAAGCAGCACAAGAACAACAAAAAATGATGATACAGAATCTACAAGTACGCAATGATTCTATTAATCAAGCAAGAGAAATGGCAGCTAAAGAAAGTCCTATGGCTGCACTTAATCGCAGAGTTATTATATTTGTGATACTTGCGTTAGTAATATTTACTCAAGTTGCTCCTGTGTTTTGGGATGTACCAACAGTAATACCCACAGTAATAGAAGGGGCAAGTTTCTTAGGATTGCAATTAACCCCAGATGTGATAGAATATGTTACTGTAGAAGGGATGTTAAAGTTTGATGAAATATTTAGATGGGCAACAATGATAATCGAATTCTACTTTGGAGCACAACTAGCAAAAGGTAGGTAATAAATGAAGAGGGCGATTGTTATACCCGACCAGCATTTTCCAGTACATGATGAAAAGGCAGTCAAAGTAGTATTAGAAGCGATAGAATTTATTAAACCAGACATATTTATTAATCTGGGTGATGTTGGAGAGTGGGAATCTGTATCTGGACACAAGTACAAACGCAGAAAAAGACCACCACTAGAGTACCAACTACCAGAAATAGATGCAGAAATTAAGGCAGTTAACAAACAAATAGATAGATTTGATAAAGCCTTAGATAAAGTTAAATGTAATACTAGGCATATATTAGCAGGTAATCACGACGAATGGCTTGATGCATTTGTAGAAGAGAATCCTTATTTAGACCAATACACATTTAGAAATGCGTGTAAGTGGGATGAAAGAGGATATGAGTACCGCAAGTATAATGAAGTATTATCTATTGGTAAGTTGTCTTTTGTACATGGTGCTTATACAGGTGGCAATCATGCTAAGAAACATTTAGATGCTTACGGAACAAATTTAATGTACGGCCACGTACATGACGTAGCACGACACTCTGCTACTAGATTGTTAGATGGAAACATAAGTTCGTGGGCTATGGGTTGTTTAAAAGATATGTCGGCAGAAAACAACACTTGGCTTAAAGGTAGATTACATAACTGGAATCATGCTTTTGGAATTGTAACTTTTTTTGATAATGGAAATTTTCAAGTAGAAGTTGTAGACATTGTAAAAGGTAAAGCCTCAGTTTGGGGAACAATAATTAAAGGATAACTATGACATATAGAGAATTAATTAACCAAGTATTAATAAGACTACGAGAAGATACTATTGCTACTGATTGGTCGGGTAATATAAATGACGCTGTTAATGTATCTGCTTATCATAAATTAATAGGTTCTTTAATTAACGATTCAAAAAGAAGTATAGAAGGGTATCACGATTGGTTAAATCTTAGAGAAACAAAAAGTTTTAATACTGTTAGTGGAACTAAAAATTATAATTTATCTTCTGGTCAAGAAATTAAAATTTTAGATGCTGTTAATACTAACTCTGGACATCATTTAAAACAAGTTAGTAAAGTGTATATTAATACAGTAAAGTTTCCTACTGATGATGATGGTCAACCTTTTTATTATTCATTTAATGGTAGTGATTCTTCAAATAATTTAAAAATAGATTTATCACCAGTTCCTACAAGTGTTGAAACAATAAACTTTGAGTTAGTTAAATATCAAGATGATTTATCTACGGCTGCTTCTGTATTAAAAATTCCTTCTAAGCCAGTAATACTAGGTGCATGGGCTAGAGCAATTTCAGAGCGTGGTGAAGATGGTGGTACTCAGTCTAGCCTTATGGCAGAAGAAGCTAGTGAAGCACTTAAACAAGCTATTATATTAGATAGTGGTAATACTCAATATGAATCAGATTGGTATATTAACTAATGGCTAAGTCAATAACATATCAACCCTTAACTGACATAGGGATTAATGGATTAAATACACAAGACAATCCAGCAACTTTACCACCTCAATGGCTTACTCATGCTGAAAATGTAGTGTTAAGAGAGTCTGGTCGTATTGCTTTTAGAAAAGGTTTTAAACAAAAAATTGCACCAAGTGGTGCTGCAATTAATTCTATTGTAGAACATAACGACCAAGGTACAAATAAAATATTTGCTAGTCATGGCACTTCAATATTTACAATAGATTTTACTGATACAGATGCAGCATTTCCTAGTAGTGGTGTAAATGTAAAAAGAACTGTTGCCAACACAACAGGTAATTGGCAGTTTATTAACTTTAATAGAAGATTACATTGTTTACATGTAAATGCAATACCACAAAAATATGATGGTGCTGCGGATAGTGGAGAGCGTTGGTCACAACATTACAATACTACTGCTATTAACAACTCAAGTAATATAACTAATAGTGCTACTACTATAATTGTTGACAGCACAGTAGGATTTCCACCAGAAGGTCAAATAATTATTGAAAGCGAAGTTCTTTCTTATACAAGTATTACAGGCACAACATTTGTAGGATTAACTAGAGGTGTAGGTTCTTCAAGTGCAGCAACACATAATGATAATGTTGCTGTTGCAACATATTCTGACCCTCCTAGTGTATCTAATGGTGAGTTTAAACCTAGTTGTGGTGCAGGATTTTATGGAAGATTGTGGGTAGGTGGTGTTGCAGAACAAAAAGATGTATTGTTTTATTCAAATTTATTAGATGGTGATGATTGGATTGGCGGTGGTTTAATTGATTTAAAAACTGTTTGGGGCGTAGATGATATTGTAGCTATAGCACCATTCTTTGGTAAGCTAGTTGTGTTTGGTAAAAACAATATTGCAATCTATGACAGCCCTAACATTATTGGAAGTATGGCACTTAATGAAGTTATACAAGGTGTAGGTTGTGTAAGTAGAGATTCAGTACAAGCTATAGGTGATGATTTAGTTTTTGTTTCGAGTACAGGATTAAGGTCATTAGCTCGTACAACAGAAAAAGATAAGTTACCTTTAACAGATTTATCTTTAAATGTAAAAGATACTTTGATTAGACACATAGGTCAAAGTACAAATATGAAAGCTGTGTATGTTGAAAACGAAGGAATTTATATATTATCTTTTGTTGATAAAAATATAACTTATGTATTTGATTTTAAACATGCAACACCTAACAACACTCCAAGAGTAACTACTTGGACTTTTGATAATGATAGAGAGCCAGCTAGTATGGCTTATACAGTTTTATATGGTTTATTAGTTGGACAAAAAGATGGTGGTATTGCTGGATATGAAGGTTTCTTTGATGTTGATTTAGCAGCAAATGGAACTACAGCTACAAATGCTTCTTATACTGGAAATTTTACAACTACATGGGTAGACTTAGGACAAGAAGTATCAGCGTCTTTACTTAAAAGATTGTTTATGATTATGGAAGGTGGTTCTGGCTCAACATTAGGTTTAAAATGGTATAAAGATTATAGTCCTACTCCATCAGCAACAACGCAAATTACTTTAAATCCAGCAACTACAGGCACAACTTCACTATGGGGTGCTTCTAGTTCTTTATATGGAGCAACAACAGTTACTCATACTCATGTTGCATCAACACATCCAAGTAACTCTACATATAAACCTGTGTTTGGTTTACAAGAATATAGAACAAATTTAACAGGCTCAGCAAAAAACATTCAATTCGCATTTAGTATAGAAAGCAATGGTTTCAATGCTTCTTTACAAGCGTTAACACTTCTTCATAAACAAGGGAAAATAAGATGAGTAATTATACATTAGCAGTTTCTTGGTCTGGTAAGGATGCCCTTGCTGACTCAGATGCAAACAAAGTAATATCTGGTGCAGACTTTAATACAGAATTTACAGCAGTGCAATCAGCAGTTAATACTAAAGCAGATTTAGCAGGTAGTGCCTCACAAGCCTTTAGTGCTACAACAGCTAATGCTGGAACAAACACAACACAGGTAGCTACAACAGCTTTTGTAAAAGCAGCAAATGATTTACAAGTAACAGCAGCAGTAATAAATGCTTTAGTTTATCCAGTTGGCTCTATTTACTTTAATGCAGCAGTAGCCACTAATCCAGCAACACTTCTTGGATTTGGTACTTGGGCAGCTTATGGTGGCGGTAGAGTAATGGTAGGTGTCCATTCTAGTGGTACATTTGATGGTCTTAATGAAACAGGTGGTGCTGAAACACACACATTAAGTATTGCTGAATTACCTTCTCACACGCACAGTTTTACCCGCCCAACAACAACTGATAATTTTAGTATTGATGACACAACTAGAGTTACAGGAAATGGTGCTGGAACTACAGGTGCTACTGGTGGTGGAAATGCACACAATAACATACAACCATATATAACTGTATATATGTGGAAACGCACAGGATAACAGGAGATTAAAAATGGCAAGAGGTGATTATTTAGCTAAGACAAAAGGTGGTACTACGCCAAGAGGTGGAACATCAAAAGCAAAAAGTAGTGGTGGTGGTGGCATTAACTTAGGTTCTTTACT